TCTTCTCCATGAACTTAATCGCCTTCCCCAGACTCGGCTGACTCCACAGAAGCCATCGAGACCAAAAACCCGGGGTGTTGATGCCTCGTCGAAGACCCCACATCTCTTTCGTGCTCTTGTCAACCTTTAACATCTGCTCGTGTATTTTCGTTTGATCGGTTTCGTTCTCGACCTTTCGGGATATGATCCCACCGTGTCGACGAACGTAGTTTCGCATTCGCATACTGTTCTTGTGTGTCGTGTAATCGTCGTACCCTCGGGCACCGAAATCCACCTTGGTTCCGTCCTGCAGGGTGACGCGCCATTTCTTCGCGGCGATCGGACTCGGGTTCAGACGCACCACTCGCATGTAATATAGTGGTATAATATAATGCTGCGATATGCAGCCCTCAATCATGAATTGTGTTCCGTGATTGCTCGGTGTCGCGACGCAGGTGAGCGCGTTATCGTCGATTACGCTCGCGAAAATGTCAGCCTGTGGGACGTCTCCAAAGTTCGTCGAATCACCGAGATCGTGGTGGACGCGTTACCACCGGCATACATGTGCGCCCTCAAGATGACGAGTTTCGGGAGTCGTCAGTCAGAGGACATTGCGGAAAAACACGTCGACGCGATCATCACCCAAGCCAAGGCGCGAGGCGTTCGGGTGTGCATCGACGCCGAAGATGTCCTGTACAAGGACGCGGTTTACGAACTCATGCGACGACACAACACCCGAGAAAATGTCGTCGTGTATGCGACGTACCAGATGTACCGACGCGACGCGTTCCGCGAGCTCCTGTCTGACATAGAATCGTCGCAGGGGGATGGGTTCCGGTTGGGTGCGAAACTCGTTCGCGGTGCGTACTTGCGAACGCAGTCGGGTACGTTCGACGTGAAAGCCGATACCGACCACTCGTACAACAAAGGCATGACCTATGCCCTGTCCGCACCGCACGTGCACACGATTTTAGCGACACACAACAAACCATCACTCAGGATAGCTCGTAAATTTCCAAAGGAGAGATTCGTGACCGCCCAACTCATGGGGTTCGGCGGACACCCGACGTATCGGTACGTCCCAATTGGAAATCTCGTGGAGTTGACGCCTTACCTGTGGCGTCGACTGAAAGAACGAATGTCGTGGGGGTGATTAGCGCTTGCAGTTCGGGCAATACCCAGACGCCTTCTGGCGTCGTTCGTTCCACACGAGCGCGGCAGCGATGACGACAGCGGCGATCAAACCATTGCGACCGAGTCTGGCGCGTTGGAAATACGCCACGGCGACAATAGCCAGGGCGATCATCTGCGTCTGGGAGAGCGGGAAACCTTGCGCGGGGGCAGCCGGCGGTTGTGCGGGGGCTGGGGACGGACCCATCATTGCGATCTTCATGTAGTACTATACCCATGAGATTTTATTTGTATACATACATCACAAGACAACAATGAGACGCGTCAATTCTAAGATGCAATTCTTTTTGTCGGGCAATGTAGACACATTCGATGGACACTTACAAAGATTGAAAAGAGTCTACGCTGCACACAAGATCCAGGAGGCGTACAAGAAGCTAATGATGAATAGAAAGAAACGTGAAACCCTCACACCGGAGCAGGTGAAAAATATCAAAAAGAAACTGACGAGTCGGGGATTTAAACTGACGCGCATAGATAAAAATGGTAAAAGGCAACCAATTTGGTCGAATCAGAAAATGCGCAACATCTTACTCGAGTATGACGCTGAAAGTAAAGCAGGTAAAAAACGTATGAAGGAGATGCTTGGCTTTTAAAAATCATAGCAAAAATATATGGCTGAATCATTATGGGACACTTTACCACTTGAGTTACAGGAAATCATCTTTCACAAGTCAGTGGACTTGTGTCGCCAGGAGTGGCTCGAACAGGGGCGCGCAAAACACGAAAGACAGAAGAAGAAACAGGGTCGAGGAATGTTATCCGTGGACATGATCGAACACATGCGTCAACACACGGACACGATAGAAATTTTGAATTGGGGATACGAACTCGAGCTCAGGGAATTGGAAACTAAGATCGACCCGCCGACGGAGGAACTATCGCGAATTGAAGATTACGACTATCACGACTACTACGACACCTTTCTTCAGAGATGCGTCGAGTGGATGAAGGATGAGGCAAACAAGGACGAATGGGTGGTGCCGGGACCCGATCATTTCCTGAACATGTACACCCAGCTGCTGGATTTTCGTAACAAGCATGGACACATGAACATCCTATCCCAGGGCGACGGCGGTGCGCCTGGACTCCACCTCTGGTTGGAACTCCAGAAGGATCCGGACACGCGTCTCAGTCGCGAGCGCCGACATGCCCTTCAGTCCATCGGCATCAGGCTTCCCAGGGCACCCCGATAAAAAAAAATCTTGATGTACATTACAACACCATGGCTGAAACCAATAACCAACGTCAAGCCCGCCTCGCGAAGGCGCGAGCGGCGTACAGAAAAAAGCGCAACGCCGAAACCAAGAACGAACGTGAAGCCCGCCTCAAGAAGGCGCGAAACGCGTACAGAAAAAAGCGCGCCGGCATGCCCAACCGTCGTTTGAGAACCGAAAACCAAAAGGCGGAGACGAAGAAAGACCGCCTCGAGAAGGCGAAAAGAGCGTACAAAATAAAGCGCGCCGGTATGCCCAACCTTCGTTTGAGAACCAAAAACCAAAAGGCTGCCACGAAGGCTGCCCGCCTTGAGAAGGCGCGAAACGCGTACAGAAAAAAGCGCGCCGGTATGCCCAACCGTCGTTTGAGAACCGAAAACCAAAAGGCTGCCACGAAGGCTGCCCGCCTAGCGAGGTATGCCGAATCGCCGGAGGCGATAGCGGCGGCTAAAAGAAAAGCCAACCGTGTCGCGAAGGCTGTCGAGAAGGCTGCCAAGAAGGCGAATGCCGCGCTTCAAAGAGAAACCGCGCGACTCAATGCCGTGATGGCGCTCATCGCGAAGCGTCGCAGCCTCACGAACGATCAAAAGTCACAAGCTCTCATCAACAAGAAGACCATGAGTCCCAAGAACCTTCGTGCCAAGTACATCGTCGTTCAAAAGCGTGCCAACTTAAAAGCGAAGGCTGCCGCGAAGGCTGCCGAGAAGAAGGCTGCCACGGCTCAAAGAGAAGCCAACCGTGCCGCGAAGGATGCCGAGAAGGCGAACAAGGCTCTCCAAAAGGAATCCAAGCGTCTCAACATGGTTCTTGCGTTGATCGCGAAGCGTCGCCGCCTCACGAACGATCAAAAGTCACAAGCTCTCAACAACAAGGCGAAAATGAGTGCCAAGAACCTTCGTGCCAAGTACATTATCGTTCAAAAGCGTGCCAAGAAGGCTGTTGTCGCGAACGATGCCGCGAACAAGGCTGCTGCCCCGAAGAAGACTGCCGCCGCGAACAAGGCGAAGAAGTTGTCCAACAACATCCCGAATTGGATGAAAGTCACCGAAGGTAGCCGCCGCCGCCGATAGGTGAACAACCTCAACTAAATGACAGAGTCCATTCGTGGAAAAAATCACATTTTTACAAATGATTGTACGTTTGTAAAATTGTGTTCGAATGATTTGTGTGTATATGATTACGACCCGTACAACACACCGGCGAGCCCGTCCTTCACCTTGAGAATATTCCAGTTGACCCCGTAGACTCTGTGTTGCGTGTTGGCGTTGCCGTGCGGGTTGTAGATTTGCAACTTGGAGTTGTCCAGTCGAGAGTAGTTCAGGCTTCCCGACGGACTGGATTTGTTGAGGTAGAGAGCGAACGGCCACGTGAACGTCGGGCTGTTGTCGAGGGCGGCGACTGGGAGCGTCGTGCAGTGCGTGAGCGGAACCGTCGTGTGGTGGAACACATTCGAGGTTTCTTCGAAGAGTGGCGTACCGTTGATGTAAAGCGTCGATTTGTCGAATGAATATTGCGTCGACCAGTGTCCACCCGTGCCCGCACCACTCGCGATGTGCAACGCCATGACGGGGTGATTGAACGTGGACAAATCGATTTCAGTCTCGGACTGGCTGGAGAGTTGATATTGTACCTGCCTGATCAAGAGCTCGTGCACGTTATCGACGAACCACTTGCGTTCGTCCGTGTCCAGCGTGGCGTACGTGCAGTAAATCTTCGGCGTCGCGCGCGGGGTGAACCCGTCGCGGCACTTGATCTTGAGCGTCACCGAACTGTAGGGCATGCACACGAGCGGAAGGCTCTTCGTCCAGTCGTCGCTGAACCAAAACGGAATGGTGTAGCAATCGGCGTAGCCCGATTCCGCACCGTAGGCGTTCTCGAGCGTCGCGCCCGTGAGTTGCGCACCAGTCGCCTTGGCTTCGGTGGAGTTGTACAGAAGATTGTGCACACCGTTGATGTACAAAGAATCGAGCGAGCACACCATCTGACCACCCACCCACAACTCGAACGTCGTCGGGCGCTGACCGGCGTTGGAAGAGAACAGACCCGTTGAGTTTTGTCCTGCGGTGCCGATGCGCGGGGCTTCGATGTGAATGTGTGTCAAGAGATCGCCCTTGACCGGGATTTCACACGTCACCGATCCGGTGGCGGAGAAGCTTCCGATGTAGTCCACACGCTGGGTGTTTACGGCAAAGTTCGTGTATTTGCGGTACACTTGGCGCCAATACGAGATCTCCGGTCTGGATGTTAAATGGATATCTTGCACGCCCGTGGAAATCACGTCCACCAGAGCAGCACTCATGTTGATTACTATTAGTCTAAGATAAAAAAAAGAGGCGTCATTTTTCCACGCGGACAAACCATGGTCACGTTTCAGGTGATCGCCTGGGACGACCGAGACGAGGACGACAAGCACCTGATCTCGCTCTACGGGAAGACGCAGGATGGACGATCGGTCTGTGTGACGACTCCCTATGTCCCGTATTTCTTCGTCAAGTTTCCTAGCGACTGGTCGACATCGGACGCGCACGTGTTCATTCGAACCATGGAGTCCAAGTGCAAGGGTGCCCTTGTGGGTCACGAGTTCGTGGAACGCAAAGACATGTGGGGCTTTCAGAACGGTGAGGTGTCAAAGTTCGTGCGCCTGGACTGTCAGACACTCAAGGCTCGACGTTTGTTGGACTGGAAGATTCGAGACCAGTTCCCTAAGGTCGAAGCCTTCGAAGCCAACCTTGACCCGGTGTTACGCTTCATGCATGAGACAAATATTCAAGCGACCGGCTGGGTGTGCGCTGAGGAAGGAACGAATCCAGCCTTCGTCGCACACGTCGACGTCGATCTGTGGATGGATGACTGGAGACACCTTCGCCCGGTCGACCGCGACGACGTCGCCCCGTTCGTCATCGCCAGTGTGGACATCGAAGCGTACAGTAAGTCACACAAATTTCCAAATCCACAGATTCGAGAGGATGCATGTTTTCAAATCGGTGTCACCCTGTGTCACATCGGCACCGACACACCCTACGACGAAGCGATTTTCTGTTTCGGTCAGACCACTCCGGTGAAGGGTGTGCGCACCGAGAGCTTCGCGACCGAAGCCGGCATGTTGGCGGCGTTCAGGGATTACATACACGAGAAAAACGTCGACGTCATCACCGGGTGGAACATCTTCGGTTTTGATTTGGACTATCTGTACACTCGAGCACTCATGACCAACTGTTCAAAATTTTTCAATCTCGGTCGACGTCGAGGGTTCTCGAGCAAAATCGTCGAGAAGAAACTTTCCAGTTCAGCCTTGGGTGATAACGTGTTGAAACTCTTGCCGATGCCCGGTCGATTCGTGTACTGCATGTTCCAAGAAGTTAAACGAAATATCAAACTCGATTCTTATTCGCTGAATGCTGTTTCCCTCGTGTATCTAAACGATTCCAAGATCGATATGCCGGCGAGGGAGATGTTCGCCAGGTTTGAACGACAACACCCGACGGAAATGTCAGAGGTCGCTGAGTACTGTGTGAAGGACACCATTCTCCCACACCGCATATGCAAGCGTTTGTGTCTCGACGTCAACCTTCTGGAGATGGCAAAAGCGTGCTGGGTGCCACTATCGTATTTGTGCGAAAGAGGGCAGCAGATCAAGGTGTTCAGTCAGGTGTGCAAGAAGGCGCGCGAGCTCGGATTCCTCGTGAAGACCATTCGAACCAAGGACGATCCGGGATCGTACGTCGGCGCGACTGTCTTGGATGCACAAAAGGGTGCCTACTACAAGAACCCGATCACAGCGTTAGATTTCGCGTCCCTGTATCCGAGCATCATGATGGCACACAACATTTGCTACTCGACGTTGGTGATGGACGAACGATACGATAATCTACCGGGTGTGGAGTACGACGAATTTCAAGTCGCCGGGGTCACGTTACGGTACGCACAAAAAGTGCCTTCGATCTTACCGAGTATTTTGTCAGACCTGAAACAATTCCGCAAGGCGGCGAAGAGACAGATGGCACAAGCCGAAGGATTCATGAGACAGGTGTTCGATGGTAAGCAGTTGGCGATGAAAATCAGCATGAACTCCGTGTACGGCGCGACAGGGACGAGCGTGGGTATCCTCCCGTGTGTGTTCAAGGGATGCATGGCGCTCGCGGCGACCGTCACCACGAAGGGTCGATCGATGATAGAGGATACGAAGAATTTCGTCGAGGCGAATTTTCCAAACGCCGTCGTGAGATATGGAGGTAAGTTTCAGACAGTCATCGTGTGCGCGACCTAAACTAACTTTTTTTACAGACACGGATTCCGTCATGGTGGAGTTTGATTGTCAAGGTCGGACGGGCATGGACGCGATCGAATACTCATGGATCCTCGGTGAACAGGCATCCGCGGGGGCGACGAAACTGTTCCGCGCCCCGAACGATTTGGAGTTGGAAAAAATTTACCACCCCTTCCTCTTGTACTCAAAAAAGAGGTATGCCGCCAAGATGTATGAGATGGGCAAGTCCGGGAAAGTCGAGTTCAAAAAGATCGACATCAAAGGTTTGTCACTGGTTCGTCGAGACACGACCAAACACTGTCGGGGCGTGTGTCGAGAACTATTGGACGTGATTCTGAATTCATCCGATCCACAACCGGCGATCGACCTGGCGCGCGAACGCGCGATCGCTCTCCTCACGGGCGAGGTGCCCACCTCCGAACTCATTCTCAGTCAGACGTTGAGTGAAAGTTACAAAGTCAAGGGTGAACCGGTCTCGGTCACGGACGAGTTGGCGAGTCTGCAAATCAATCAAGCGCACGTCGCGGTCATGCGGAAGATGCGTGAACGACGACCCGGGTCGGAGCCACAGACGGGCGATCGCGTGCCCTACCTCATCGTGCGCTCGGACGATCCGAAGGCGAAGGCATTCGAGAAGAGCGAAGATCCGGCGTACGTCGAGCAACACAATCTACCGATCGACTACTTTCATTACTTTGAAAACAAATTTTCGACGCCGGTCTCGGATCTGCTCGAACCACTCGTCGAGGGTGACGCGAAGCGTGAAATTTTCGGTGAAATCCGTGGACAACATCGACCGAAGACGGCGCGCGAGCGCAAGAAGGAAGCCACCCAACCCTCGGACAAGGAAAAAAATGCCATCGCCACGCTATTTAAAAATTATGCCTCAAACATGAGTAAGTAGAACACATGGATGCCGTGCTCAATCAGGTGGCACAGTTGATCACGGATCAAGTCGACATCAAGGTTGAGAAGAAATTGTCAATCTATATAGACATCATCGCTCGTAAACACGGGATTTCGAGATCGGAGTTGTTCAAAGACCTGAATGCCATCCTAGACAAGGAACCTCTGTGTCAAGGTCTCAAGCGGGATGGCACTCGGTGTAAAGTCAGGGCGACGGTCGAGGGGTACTGCGCGAAGCACAACGATCAGAGGAGGTGCACGACGCCGGTGATTCTTCAGAGTACACACAACCATAGCGTAGACATCCAGTTTTCACCCACGTGTCCGGCATGCATAGGCGATCAACGTCGACAGACGAGAATGACGGATTTTGAATTCCCATTTTAATAAAAAAATGTCCGTCGATTACATAACACACACATGACCAACAACAATAATAAATTGAAAAAGGAGATGATTCGAATGCTCCGTGCCAAGCCCAGAGTGCGACGCCAAACTGGCACGGCGAAAGGGTTTAACAATAGGAACAATGTGACCAGTAATTTCAGGTTTCCACCGAATAACAATGTTAACATGAAGCCGAACTGGCACCGTACACCGGAAGGCAGAAAAATTTTGATGAAATTGAGGAAATACGGAATTTTGCCGTGGGGTAATACGCAGGCAATGGGCGGATTCGGTGGAAGAAATAAAAAATACGTGACGAAGCAAGAAGCGGAAGGCATGATAAAAAGGGAAGAGGCTTTGATCAGTAACGTAAACAAAATCGTAAAACTGGTCAGGGAATTCAAGGGTATCAACAATAATACCAAGAATGAATTTACCTTACAGTCGCCTTTCTGGCGCATGAACACTTCTCTCGCAAACAAACTGAGAGCGACGGAGAACTCGTTGAAAAATTTGCAAAGACGGATGGCAAACGCTAAACGGTAAATTTTTTTTGTCATTGGATTGCATGTTCCGCCATGTGCACATTGGCGTTTCCGACAGCACCACACCCGACGACCTCGACCGATACTTTCGAGACTCGTGGAAACTGTGCAAAGGGAACGAAAAGATTCGATTCGTGTTCGACATTCGTCAGTGTCGAAACGTCTCCTTGCGAAGGCTGTTGGGTATGCGATCAGTGCTGAACAAGCACAGAGCGAATTCGCGCGCACACATCGATCGCAGTACGATCGTAGTGTCCAACAACACTACGAAGAACATCCTTCGCATGGGGTTAGCTATTATACGGACGGAGCGTCCGGTGAAAGTGATAAAGGTGTAAATCAATTATTCGTCTTTTATGTACGTGTCATATTTGTCATCATCTGTCAGGGTCGTGGTCTGAACTTTGTCCGTTTTCAGCCAGCATTTTCGTTGACTTTTTAAGACGTGGTGTTTGTACGTGAAACCCTTACACGCGTCCAGTTCATCACACCTTTTTTTGCAAAATCGGACTTCGGTGTCTTTCTTACCGAAGTTCGGTCTTACCTGACCCGTCGACCAGTCGACGTCCGTGCCCTGTGCTGTAGGAAGGAATTTGTCCTTATGTATGTTGTAACCACCTGAGTCCGAGATCACGACATCCGGTGCCTCCTCCTCGCCGTCATATTTACCATTCCACCAGCCCCGGTCTATGTTTACGCACCAATTAGAATTAGTGCCCTTCTCCCCCCCACACCAACCCGATTTCGAACAGCATTGTTTACCGGTACATTTCTTGTCACCGTGATTCGGACCACATCGTCCGTCGTCGATCTGTGCGACGGATGCGTCGTCCTCCGATCCCGACGATTCGACGGTCGAGGATGAAGCCGCCTGGGCGGGAGCCGGAGCCGGAGCCGGAGCCGGAGCCGGAGCCGGAGCCGGTGCAGGGGCGGGGGATTGATTTTTCCATACACTGCTCACCGTGGCGATGATGGATATCATAACGACCATGAAGACATAAATAACTATCAATGATGTCTTCTTCATATCATACCTATTATGAACATATAATAATTGAAATTTCAAATAGTCTTTCCTACAAAATGAGAACATCCGAGACCGGTGACCTCACAACGCGACGCACCCGATGGCGACCAACGTTGAAGCCTCGCCACAGCGACTGAAAGAACTCGCGCGAATCCAACTCGACGAAGAGGGGGCCGCCTGCCACTTGTTCGGGTATACGTGTAGCACGCTGTGCCGGAAATGGCGCGCAACTGGACTGGACCCAATGGAAGAGCGGGACAGGAACATACTCGAACACGTCCGTAATAAAAAGAACCAAGACGCGTGGATCCGCGATCGGTACCGTCAATTTATCTACGACAGGCGCTGGACACAGCATAAAGCTGCGAGAGAATGCGTCGTAGATGCGTGGTATGATGTCGTCATGTGTAACTCGAGTTTTCTGAAGCTCATCGGTGGACTGTCGGAGTACATTGACGACGCGCGCGTGGAGAGCGCGGTGCGTGACATTCAGTTCGAGTCAGCGCGCGAGCGCGCGAAGTACGTCGACAAAAGTCATTAGTCAATCGAGTAATATAATGTAATCCAAACCGCTAACTCAGTCTGATTTTGCCTAGCTTGCCTCTGCACCCCCGCGCCCAACAGTTCCCTATAATACGAAGAACATCCTAATTGAAATTTCAAATAGTCGTTCCTATAAAATGAGAACATCCGAGTACCGGTGACCTCACAACGCGACGCACCCGATGGCGACCAACGCACTCCGAATGTCCTACGATTCGACCTCCATCAGAAACCTCAAACAGCAGGTGCTCGCCAAGCAGAGAAAACTGTTGGGCAAGCGAGTCGAAAGTCTGAGTGAAAAGATTCGGCGCAATGACAAGTACGACCAGGCGTTGGAGTCCCTCGTACAGGATCTCCGAACGTTGCATGACGACGAACAGGACTGTCTCGAGTTTGATGATTTCATTGACATGTTTTGTGTGTGGTATCCACACGTGAAATGGATGATCAAAGATTACATCTTTGAAGAGCGATGCGCGAACAGAAGAAAAGTACAGCGCTTGGAAGAATTATCGTACTATTAAAGTTTTAGAGCACTAATGTTGTAACATGAGCAAGTCTGACATTTTACTGACGAGCATCAATCATTTCTACAGTAACCCGACACACCGTGAAAAACTCCTCTCGATTCTCCAAAAAAAGAGTCGCATCAGTCTTCGAAACATCGAATGGTTTATCACGAATTACTCGCGTAGAAATCACACCCATTACGAGATCGACGGCACACCGTTCGTCGTGCACTCGGCGTACAAGTCGTCTCTCGACGGGTTCAGTAAGGCATTCTTCGACCCGTTCGCGCGGTCGAGTAAGATCTCGTACAAGGTACCGGGCACGGAAGAGGAGATCTCGACCACGGTGGCACAGTTGAATTTTTTGAGATGGGTCATACGTACGAAACTGTTGGATTACATGGAGGCGAATCGCTTGACATTGTTCAAGAAATGATCCAGCTTGTTTTGTTTTCGAGGCTTCACCGGACCGACGTTGTTCGGAATCTCGGCGATGGATTTTTCCATGATTTTCTTCTTGATTTCCGCGTCCCGCGTGCCTCGAGCACCCACGATCTCCATCTTCCCCGCTTCGAACAGGAACACCTCGATGGAGGTGTAGTACATGTGTAAACTGTACGTGTAATCAGAATTTTCCAACGTGCACTCAATCTTCGTTTTGCTCCCTTGTAATTTTTCGAAATCCAGATAGCCACTCGGTTGGGCGTTGCTCGGATACGTCGCGAACGCGTACGTGTAAAGGTTACGTATCGGACGGGACAGGTATTTGTGTTTGGGCATGAGCCACTTGTAGAAGAGGTGATTGGTGCTCGTCGAATTCGGAAGGGCGTTCCCTTGAATGTAAAATTTCGCCGTGTCCATCACGGGTGCGAAAAACGAGTAGACCTCGTCGTAGTTGAGATTGGACGAAAAATTGAACCGGTTGTGAATGTAATATTTGCCTTCCTCGGTCTCCCCCGGCTCCTTGACAGCGTTCTCCTGTTCGAACGCGCTGTTGCGGAAGAACCAATGCACGGCTTTCACCGGACCGTTCGGGACCAATTCATTCTTGACGAACGGTTTCCCAACCTCGGTCTGGATCACCGGGTGTTTCTTCGCCACGGACGTGACGATGGTCTGACGTTCGCGCATGAAATACAATCGCTCATCTGGGGTCAACGTGATTTCTTCGGTGATGATGTTGAATTCCGAGAGCGTCACCGTACCCGACGAATCCGTGAAGAACGTCTGCGGATACCACTCGAACTCGAACTCGATCTTCTGTTTGTGTATGGCGCACGTGGGGAAGAACGGGCGGTTGGGTTCGATGACAGAGTGTTCGTCCCCGGCGTACCGTCGACTGAAAAAGAAATTCAAGGGCACGATGACTTGGGTCGCGTACGCGTTGATCTCCGTGTTCAATTCTGAACTGTCGTACGCGAGCGATCGATTGGTGAGAAACCGCGCGGCGACCTTCTCGGAAATCTCTTGGTACAGTTCGTCGTAGATGATTGCCCAATCGCTGTGAAAAATTTCCACAATCTGTTCGTCCACGCGCATGGTGACCTTTCGAAACATGTGTCGTCCGATTTGATCGCAATACTTGCCGTTGGGGAGCGCCGGCAGTCTGAAACTCACCCACATGTTGGACAGAAGGTCGCCCATGTTTTGTGGTTCATACCTCACGATGGTGGTCTCCCCGAAAGGCCAACTCGGTTGGGCGGTGCCTGGCTTGTTGATATTTTTCGAGCGATGATACTTTCGAAATTGTGAGTGTTGTTTGTTGGCGTAGTGGAACAGCGAGTCTTCGGGCTCACCGCTCAGCAGAAACGTGTCCTGTGCGCCGATGGCTTTGAGAGCGATTTTCGCGGCTTCGCCACCACTCATTCCTAGTGTTACGTTACAAATTTTTAAGATCCGATTTCCACATGTCCACGGGTTCGGTGTTCTCGAGCACGTACAGATCCTTCTTCATCTGTTCGGAAGATTGCAGAAGGCTCACCACGGCTTCTTCCGTGCACTGGTTCAGGGTGATTTTCAAGAGGTAGTCGTACGAGTCTTCGATCGTCGGAAATTTGTGAGCTTGTAAATCCTGAATCACCAACGCTTTTTTGCGACCGAGTACTTCGATCTCGCGTTTGAGCACCATCTTCATGAATATGGATTTACACTCCAACACTCGACACTCGCGTGCCATGGTTTTCACCAAGTGATCCTTCCGCATTTTGTAAAATTTCAGTCGGATCTTCATGAAATCGATGAGAATGTCCTCGGGTGTGGCGAACTTTTTGATTCCCGACTCTGGGTGGAACAGGTGCATGTTCGACACGGCGAAGGATTTTCGAAGACCAAAGTCGGCGTACGGATCCGATCCGGTGTATCCTTGAATGGTGAAATTGACGTCGTCCGTGGAACTGTTGTTTGTGTACCCAGTGATGGTTTTGTCTTCGATCATCGCGTCGAGGGATTCCTTGAACTTTTGCGTCCACACACCCGGTGGCAACTCCAACACCCGACCGTCCTTCCAGATACCCTCGGTCATCCACGCGTGTTCGCCGCTCTTGAACACTCGACCCTTGAACCCTTTGAAGAACGGAACCAACTCTTGCATGGGTTGACGATCCAGCGCGCGCAAAATGTTATCGCGAATGTGTGACGGGTCGAAGGACGGGATGTCGCACGAGTACCCCGTGCCCACGCCTCGAGCACCGTTGACCAAGACCATGGGAAGGATCGGTGCGAAGAATTCGGGTTCGACAGCCTTCCCATCGTCCATCACCGGTGTCAACACGTCGTCGTCCCTCTTGTCGAACAGTTTTCGGGTCACCGGACTCAGTCGGGTGTAGATGTATCTGGTCTGACTCGCGTCTTTCCCACCCATCAACCGCGACCCGAATTGTCCAGACGGAACGAGAAGGTTCATGTTGTTCGACCCGACGTAATCTTGTGCCATGGACACGATGGTCTCCGCCAACGACTGCTCGCCGTGATGGTACGCGGTGGCTTCCGACACAAACGCCGCGAGTTGCGCCACTTTCATGTCCGAGGACAGATTCCGAAGGAAGCACGCGTGTAAGACTTTCCTCTGACTCGGTTTCAAACCATCCATGAGACTGGGCACGGATCGTTTCAGATCGGCGATGGAAAAGTTGACGAAATCTCTGTGAATGAATTCGGTGATGTCCACGGTTCGCATGTTTCCGTACGGTAAGGGCGTCGGCGGGGTCGCCGTGTTGACTTGGATGAACACCTTTCTCTGATCCGCCAATTTTTTGTCGAACGCCAACGCCAAAGAGTTCGACGCGTCGTCGTCGAAATTGAATCGAATGGATAATCGATCAATCTCACGAAAGTATTCCTTCGCCTCTTGGGTGGACGACGTGCCGAGACCTTTGTAGTGCTTGACGTTCCAGTGTCCAGTCTTCGTGCTGTCCCACTGCTGATAGGTCAACTCGTTGAAGAACGTTTTCACATCCTTCCCCCTCGTCGCCTTCTTGATGGGTGTCACCATGCTCCACACGAATCCGAGTTGGAGGAGTGATGGCCAATAGCACTCGATCATGTTCACCAAAAGAGCCTTGATGTGCGACCCGTCGTGATCGGCATCGGTGAGAATCAAAAGTCGTCCGTACCGCAAGTCTCGAAGATCCGTGTACACCTTCCCCTGTTGTAAACCTAAGATTTTCTTGATGGACGTGAACTCTTCATTTTTCTCGAGCACTGACACGGAGGCGTCTCGGACGTTTCGAAATTTTCCACGCAATGGAAACACCCCAAAGTGATCGCGACCGGTCACGGACAGACCGGCGATGGCGAAACTCTTCGCGGAGTCGCCCTCCGTCAAGATGAGACAACACTTGTGTGAATCCTTCGTGCCCGCGCGATTGGCGTCGTCCAACTTGGGTATGCCAGAGATGCGACTCTTTTTCGCCGACCCGTCCGTCTTCTGAAGCGCCTTCATCTCCTTGAACCGAGACAGGGCGGTCAACTCGTCGGCGACGCCAGTCTTCAGGACGTTCTTGAAGAACGTTTTCGTCGTCGGTTCGAAACGGGATCCGAAATCAGCCACCTTGCTCGTGCACTCGCTCTTCACCTGACTACTGAAACTCGGATTTTCCAGCGTCGCCCGAACGAACACGTGAAGACAGTTCTTGACTTGCGTGGGTTTGAGTTGGATCTTGGTCTTCATCTCCTCCAGAATGCCTTGGGTGATCACCGAGACGACGTGATCGACGTGCGACCCACCGTTCGTTGTGCAAATGCCGTTGACGAAACTCACCTGCTGAAACCCGTCCGCGCTCGGTCCGACGGCGACCGACCATCGCTCGGTCTCGACCACGCAGACTTTCTCGACGCCGTGCATGGCAGCATACTTTTGCAAGTTGAGTCGTTCGAGTTTTTCACCCTGCCATTTCAGTTTGCAGTTCGCGCTCGTGCACACGGCGGCGTCCCAACATCGCTTCTTGACGATCTGTATGAAATCCTTCTCGAGACCCGACATGCCGAAACGAGTCCAGTCGGGTATGAACGTCACGGACACGGACGACGTCGCCCCGGAAAAGCTCCGAATGTTCGGCTTCATGCACGACCGCATGTTTTCAGTCCAGTGTTGATTGTACGTCTTCTTGTTCACGTGGTCTTTGATTTTGATGGAGAATTGTCTCGAGTACACGTTACACAACTTCGCTCCATAGCCGTTTCGCCCTCCCACGATTCGCTTGACGGAGTCGTCATAGTTGGTGCTCGTCATCAGATGTCCGAAAATCAACTCAGGGTTGTAGATTCCATGGGTGTCGTGAATCTCCACCGCGAGTCCGCCGAGCGGACCGTTGTTCTCGACCGTGATGGCGCCCGTGGAGTCGTCGACGGAGACGGCGATCGTGTTGACGTCCTTTGGGTAGAGCGCGTTTCGATCGATCGTGTTGACCAAGAGTTCGTCGAAGATTTTCAACAAAGCCGGGCTGTACGTCAAAACCTGTCTGTCCAGCGAGGTGCCCTCGGCACCCACCACCCATGCCTCTTCCGTGACCTTCGACGTCGACCCCACGTATGTGTCCGGACGCAAGAGGATGTGTTCGATGTGATCGAGTTTGCGCACGGTCTCCTTCATCTCGACCCAAAGTTCTCTGACAATTGGAGTCGGCGAATGAAGCGTCTGCACATGTGCACCCATGCGTCGAGCTCGGCGTGTGTGTACCCTTCGGTCGTCGGTCGTCGGCGTCGGATTTTTCCAATCTCAATGTCTCGTATTGTAGCCGGAGTACAGACAAACTTGAGATCGAAACACGATTTACACGTCGGGTACACGTGCCCACCTAATTTCTTATAGTAAAGCATGTTTTTTAGGAATTTCTCTTCCCCAGTGACAAAGTCCATACACAAGTTCCACATGAACTCATCTTCCTCGTCGTCGAATCCCACTTCGATATTCAGTGGACAGTGACACAGATAGCAATTTTTTTTCCAACGCACGTGAATCATACATAGTCAAGTCAAGCACGTTGTCTTAAAGACGTGTCGAGATGGAAGACTAAGTACCAACCATGGCGACGATTAACCTTCTTCAAAACTTTGCGTCCGTCCTTCGGGAGAAGAATTACAAACCGTCGACGATCAAACTCTACCTGACTCACCTCGAACGAAGCGGTGTCGATCTTCGCGACCGCGGACGCGTGCACGAGGTTGTCGAGGGACACATTTTCAACGATCTCAACGGTCACACGTACAGGAGTCTGCGTCTGTACGATCGATTCGTGAACAATATGCCTATCAAAAATATGCCACCAACGAAGAAACATTCCTCGCTCACGGTTCGCGAGGCGTGTCTCAAGTTGAAGACTCGCTCGGACGTCCGACAGGCGTGGTGGTTGATGCGTCACCAAGGGTACGCGCCCACGACGGCGATCTTCTACGTCCATTCGAGCGGTAAACTCGATAAACACAAGAACGGTCGACGCGCGCGCGTGGCGCTCCAGAATTACGAACCGACCCCGATCGACGACCCGGTCGTCTTCGATCACTACAGAAATTTATCCATGTAAAATGTAACCGACCGATGTTTCAGTACCTCTTACTCATCGCATGCGTCGCATTCCTCATGTCTCAGAACGGTCGACGGAACCGGCGCAAGGACATCGAGACCTTGATTCGACAGGCGGCTCGATACAGCACCGCCGCGCTCCAAGACGACAGCCCGATCATCGCCCTCTTACATGCGAACTATTCGGCGGCGTACTTTTACGCGCTTCGGGACATCGCGTCCGAGGACGAGATACACAACGCTACGGGTATCGACGTGAAAAAGTTCAGACGTCACATCATGGCATCGCAAGATGCGGTGACCAAGAAGGTTCACGACATGTGTCCGACTGTTAAAGGAAAAGTTGACTTATACCTGGCAGCCATCGGGGGGGAGGCATAATTTTGTTTGATGGATCCGGCGAAAAAACAAGAAAAATTCAACAACGCCGTGATTCGAATCAGGGAATCGTACGCGCGAATCAAGGCGAAGCGTGATCAGTTGACGACTAAAAAAATATGAACGCATGTAATACACAACGATGTTCCTAGACCAAGAACAACTCCGACCGGTCATCCTCGCGATGGCGATCTACCTCGTCGTCATGACGCTCGTTCCGAAAATTGCAAAGAAGCCGACTGGTGTGAAAATCGTCGACGAACTCGTCATGTACATCCTCGCGCAGCGCGACCAGATGATGTCAGGCGCCATCTTCTTCGGTCTTCTGACCCTCGCGACCGAATACGCTCGTAACGAACTCATGTGAGATGTTTTCCGCGGAGACCATGCGTTTCGTGTGTGAGTGATCCATGTATCGCAGACGTTTCAGGTACACGTCTCGCATGAACGCCCTCAGTTGTTTCGGGTCTGGCTTTCCCCACACCATACCTCGTTGAAACAGGAAATCGTCGTGTTGGATTTCTTGTTTTTCGCAATCGATTGTGTATGGGGTCTTGACATACTCTTTGGGTGCACCGAACGCCGTGATGATGACGGGCTTGTCTCGAATCGCCGCCTCGATCGCACCCATGCCAGCGCCTTCGCTGTTACTGAAATTCACATAACAATCGCCGGTGTCGTGAATCATGTTCAACTTTTCATCGCTCAAGA